GTAACTTGAATCTGTATCGTTATAAATAATTGGAGAATACGTCTTAAGATCTTCGTCGGTTACGGTACTATTCGCCTTTACAAAGTCAATTAGGAGCTGGTTAGAGTATTTGATTACCGCTTGACCGGTAAGAGTAATAGAGCGAGCAATATCATCATCTCCAAGGGAGGAGTGCTTATTACCAAAATACCCGTAAATAGAATTAATTAGAATTTTAATAGTAAACTGCTGAATATTAAGGTATTCTACGTTATGCTGTAGCTCTCTATATTCAGGTGATTCAGTACTGAGATCAGCGATTTTTGTCTTAGCTTTCTTGAGAAGCTTTTTAATCTCTACTCGACGTTGGTAATATGAATCTACGATCTCCGGTATAATTCCCTGCTTTTTCTGTGAGAAAAGTACCATTGCCTTAGATATTGAGATCTTCTCATCAGCAACGAACTTTATAAACTTTTGAGGTGTAAGTTTAAATACTTGACCGTTGACATGCTGTATAGCGATTTCCTTCTCATCCTTACTAATAATCTTACCTATCTTAGTTTCGGGTGAAAGATTTAATGAAATCATCACATTAGGATATAGACTGTTTGCGTCAAACGATATGATATGCTGCTGGAATCCTTTTTGGGGTTCACCTACGTATGCACCCTCGTTCTTACCCTCTACAACATCTCTAATAAACGTAGGAATACGCACTTTTTTATGTCTTGCTTTAATTGCGCATAACCCGGTAATAATTGAAAGCGACCCTAGCGCAGCTTCAAACGTTGTACATCCCGCATACGCAAGCATTCTAAGTAGCTCTAGATACTTTAACTTAGCTTCAAGCTTAACTAGCAGGTTTACGTCTTGAATATTGTAATCTACGAATAACTTCCAGTTACTATCAGCTAGCTCAGCAATGCTTTGATCACCGTAATCGACTTTATTTTCTCCAAGCTCTAGCTCACCAATTGCATCAAGCTTATAACTCTCGCGCATACCCATACCGAAGCGTTTATAGATGTCTAGATAGTCAATGCATGCAACTCCATCAATATGGTACCTCTTCTGCTCTTTACCGAACTTACCCATGACCGTTCTAAAATAAACACTACCGACAGGAGATAACCTATTTGCAGCATTTTCACCTAGTACAAGATTAATTCTATTAATAATGTAAGGAATATCGAAGAATTCAGAGTTCCAGCCAGAAAGAATATCAGGATAGTCTTCCTCGATAAAATCGATAAATTTCGTAAGCAATGTAGATTCATCACTACACCGAATATATCTAACATTCTCGTTCTCTGATTTATAATCTTTATTTAACCCCCAAGTTACGAACGTTTTAGATAACGTATCGTAAATAGTTATAACATTAATTTGATGTTGCGGATCATCTACGTTAGGAAAAGTATCAACGGAATAAGTCTCTATATCTAAAAAATAGACTTTAAGCGAATTAGTAGAAAATTCCGGTTTATCATTATCCTGCCAGTATGTATCTACCAGAAATTGCTGAGCAGGCGGTAAGTTCTCAAATATTCTTTTAATGCTGCCACCCTTGAGGTACCGGCTACGCTCCATCTGATTCTTAAATGATATCTTTTTAAGGCCAGTATTAAATATACTAGTTGCAATAGGATTTGTAGCAGTCTCAACGTAAACGTACGGTTCATACGAAGAATCATAATGAACTCTCTTACCTGCTTCATCCCAGGTAAACACCCTCACCATCTGCTCTCTATATAAATATGCAACGTTTCTATACATTACATAATAATAGAGTATATCTACAGGTGCATCAAGATTTATTTATTGTAGCGTGAAAGATTAATACGCTTACTATCTTTATAAGGCAGATTGTATATTTCTTGATAGCAGTCGATATTTTCATCTTTCTCAAGAAACCGAGATTCAGCTACTTTTCTAGCTCTTGAGCTTTGCTCATAATAATTAGTCGGGGATTTAATTAAGCTCTCAATTTGATCTATCATCTCATCGCCCGTTGTAAACCTTATTGGAGCATTTTTATACGTATCAATGTCTTGACATACAGCAGGTAAACCAAAGCATCCAGCCTCGATATACTTTAGATCGCTCTTAGCTTTATTAAAATTATTATTTTGTAGCGGAGCAACCATTATATTTGCATTTAAATCAGCAATCATACTAGGATACTCATATAGTCTTTTCCAAGGATGAAACTCAATCTTGCCCGCTTTTACAAAGTTTTGCAAAGGTAGCGGAAACGCCCCTAAAAATACCCATTGATATTTGTCAGCTGTCTTAGCAATAACATCTCTAACATGAGCAAAATCATCATCTTGACCCACTCTGTTATCAACATCGAAGTGCGCGCCGCTACCGGGATATAAAATTCTCGGCTTAGCATTTTTAGTGCTACAGAACTTACGGTAGTTATCTTTAATTTGATTTTCTCTATAAAATCTACCAATCCAAAACTCAGGTGGAAAATTAGGTATAACAGTAATATTATTGTTGCCTGTCTTTGCCATGTAATAGTCTCTCATGAAATCACATGTAACTGTAATTTCATCACACATTGCCATTATCTCCTGAGAAACCTGACGGATCTTCGGATCTGTAAATGCGGGCTTGAATTTATTATATTCGGGAATATCCTCGCTAAAAATAATATCATCGATTTCGTAGATAATCTTAAACGAGTGCTTATCCGCCATCGATCTTAAAAATCTTACAAATTCACGCTGATGCTCTGTCGCTTGTCTCTGAATTCTAACAGATTTAATATTTGCAAAATATCTTTCATCAAAGTTCATTACTGTAGAGCCATGAACAATCGTCTTTTGATGTGCATTAAGTACATGCTCTGGCCAAATCATACGCCAAAATCCGCATCCGGAATAATCAGCATAATAGTTAAGTGCACGACTTAGGTTACTTTCCGGCATTGCCAGTTGTTGTGGCTGTGATTGAAGCGTCGGCATTGACGCAAAAGATTGAGATCCAAAAGGCGACCGATACGGGCTTTGTTGAAACGGTGGTGGAACATTAAACATATTTTATATAATTATTTCTTTATACAGCTGAATCCACTCTACGAGTTATACCATTATGCTTTTCAAGCATAATAACTTCTCCAGTAGCAAATTTAACACTCTCCTTACGATGACTAATAACGAAAATAGATTCATTATATTTCTCAATACGCTCCTTCAGAATACCTAAAACGAGCTCAATACCTTTCTCGTCAAGACTTGAATCTAATAGTTCATCATATAGAGATATATTAAACGTCACATCTCCTTGAAGCCTACGTATATCCATAAATGTAAATAGACACGCAAGATCAATATTCTTTCTCTCAGCTCCTGAAAAATTATAATACGAACTTGTCTTCCCTTTATCATTTACAATTTGTTCTTCAAAGTATTCGTTAAACACGCATGAACAATTTGCATCAAGCTTATCGAGGTAATAGCTAATTCTGCTATTTAAAACATCTAGTATACGTTTAATTAAAAATGATTTAACCCCTTCTTCAGATAATACAAACTTTACTTGATCGAGCAGCTGTAGATCTATTTTTGATTTTTCAATTTGCTTATTATGTTCTTTTACTTTAATCTCTAAATCACTTACTAACTTGCCAAGTGTATCCTCTTCTGCCTCTGCATCTACAATCTGCTTATTAAATTGATCAATGCTTGACTGATTTGTTATAAGCTGGTTTGATATACTAGTATATTGCAGTTGCAATTTATCAATCGCTTGTATCTTTGTATTTTTATCAGATATACCTGTATCTAATACAGACTTAGCATCTATACAAGCTTTTTTTGCTTTTTAAACGCTTCTTGCTCCGCCTTAATTGATATAACCTCATTTTTTATTTTTTGTTTTTCAGATTCAATATGTGTCTTATCATCGCTTGTAATATTGTGTAAACACACCGGACATTGACCGAAACTAGCAGTTATTTTTTGCAATGCTTTTTCTTTATTGGAAACATTTGCTACGCAAGTTGCTTCTTTTCCAATAAGAGCAGAAATTTTCTTATCTTCTTCATTTTTTTTATTGACTAGTTCTACGATTTGCGTCTGTATATTTAGCTTTTTGTCAACAAAATCAATATCCTTTAATTTTTTAAAGTTTGATTCAAGGGTAGCGCGCGTTGTTTGAAGAGTATCAACATTTAATTTTAAACTATTAATCTTAGTTTGTTTACGAGCTAAAAATGTACTTTGTTGAATTTTTATCTCAGAAAGAGTAGATGAGTTTTCCGATAGTTTTCCTATTTGAACATCTTGATCTTTTTTTATTAGGGTATATTCATTTTTTGCGTTAACTAACATTTCACTAAAGACCTCTAAATTAAAAATACCTTCGATAAACTTTCTTTTATCCTGTTTTTTCTTACCCATGAACGGTAAAGTATTATTTAGCGTCATAATAACGCAGTTATCAAATACTTCCTGGCTACAATTTAAAAGACTACATATAAAGTCATTAGTATTACTAATTGTGTCAAGAGTTTTATCTATTCCGTCAATATATAAAAACACTTTCGAAGGATTAAGAGACCGTACAATTTTGTATTGTTTTGTGTTATTGGGAAACTCTATGCTAAAGTCAAGAGTTACTTCACATGAGCCTGTAGTGCTATCGTTTGAAATATTATCATTTTTAATATCGCGTAATGTATTGCCGAATATTGCAAAATTAATCGCATCTGCAACAGAAGATTTACCTACTCCGTTGCGTCTATCTTCTTTATCACGATTATTACCAGTAATAATATTAAGACCTGTCTTAAACCTTACTACTACTGGGTCATTACCAATAGATAAAAAATTTTTAATTTTTACTTGATCAAAATTAACTTTATTCATTTACATTTATTATAAATTTCAATACATTTTTCATATAGAACTAGTCTATTCTCTACATCTAACATATCTACAAACTCTCTTATTACACTATCCATATTAACGCCGGTTACATCACAGTTTGCATCCTCCATTAATTCTATTTTGTTTTTATCTATTAAATAATCAACAGAAGCAAACGCTGGTCTCATATTTGAAATTTTTCCAAGAATTTTTTCAACATTATCGACACTAATTTTTTTATCTACTACTAGTCTAATAATATTACCGTCTACATTATTAGTATTAATCTTCTCTCCGGAAAGTAATGCAGATGTTTTCAGCTTAATATGCTTAGGCGATACATTGTTTTCAACGAATTCTAATTTATCTGTAGTAAAATCTAAAACGTATATACCCTTTATATCTTCGCTGTCACTAAAATCCATCTCAAACGGATTGCCTACGTATTGAATTACCCCATTTTCATATTTTGTCTTAGCTCTTAAGTGAAAATGGCCTGAAAATATATGTTTTGCTCTATCAAGTAGCTTAATTGCATCATATCCCTTATCGCATACCTTAACACTATTCATTCTAAACGAATTAATCTCAAAGTGACCGAACAAATAATCGGTTTTTGTGTTAATCTCTCCACCCCAAGGTATAAATGCAGCAGATTTATTACCAAAATTGACAGTGGTTGGAGCATTTAAAATATGTAAATTAGGCCATTCACTAAAAATCTTTAAAGAATTAACATCTGCATGCTCTTTATAGAAGCTATCATGATTACCAGGTATCATATATATTTCATATGATCGAAGTTTAGATAATATCTTGTATCCTACATCAAGAGTATTAACCGCTACTTCATCTCTATAATGAAAATAATCACCTAAGAACAAAATAGTCTTAATGTTACGTCTTTCTAGCTCATTTACAAACCAATCACACCACTTTAGAGATACTTCATGCCAAAAAGATGAGTTTTGATGTACTCCGAGGTGTAGGTCTGAGAAAATTGCTACTTTTGTATCAGGTATTT